GTTGGGCGCTGTGTCGGCACAGCATATTGCGTCTTGTCAATCATACCTTGTGGGTACAAACCACCTTGTGGGTTTATAGCCGTGTTCATCTGACTCATGCGCTCAACTGGACCGCCAGATTGATATGAGGACATAATGCCACCTTCTGCAGCATACGTTGGATATTGCGCCCGGTAGTATGGGTTAGGTTGTGCAGGAGTGTATGGTCTAAAGTTAGGAGATAGCCCTGTTAGCTTGCTTTTCTCTTCTTCTGGACCCATTTGCTGTGGTTTGGCTTCTAGCAATCCTGCAGCTGGAAGGGCTTGGATTACACCTTTTTGTACGTACTGATCGGGTTGTAATCCAGCATAGTAACTAGATGGAGCCGGAGGAGCAGCAGCTAAACCCTGTCCTGGAAGTTGTGCAGCGCCTTCAGCAAACGTGCCAGTGCTTTGAGCTAGTTGGTCAAGTGCTGCGTTTCTAGCGGCTCCTGGAGCCATTTGTGCTGCATTCATACCTGCTTGGGTAGCGTTTGGATATAAAGAGCTAGTTAATGCTTGCCCAGTTTCTCCACTAATAAACCCAGTACCGGCAGGATTTGCCATAGAAATAGCGTTACCTGCTGCGTCTACACCTGTTCCGACTCCAGTAGCAGCAGTCTGCGTTGCAGCTTGAGTGGTTGCATCAACAGCCGTTTTTTGTGCAGCGTCGGCGGCAAAGGTACCAGCATCGCCATAAGCGCCTAGACCACCAGAAATAGCGCCACCAAGACCACCCATAAGGGCTGCTTGTCCTACATCCTTACCTTGCGCTGCAGCAAAACCACCAGAAATAAGGGCTCCTGCACCCGCACCAGCAGCAATACCAGCGCCAGTGGCTCCAAGCGTACCAGCCATCAAGGGAGCGGCAGCACCAGCAGTCAAATAAGTTAAGCCGGCAGCGGCGACAACAGGAAGAATCTGTTCTAAGAACCCAGCCTCTACTAAGCCAGTCTCAGGGTTAATAGTGAGGGATCCGCCATGAGCTAGGGCTAAGTCTTGCAAGCCTTTAATCTCGCGCTTAGACATATGAACGAGCTCAGTATCTCGGCCTCGCCCTTTGGATTTTAGGTAGTGTGCTGTATTGTGCAGTCCCATTTAGGCCTCACGGTTGATTATGTTGAAGTTTATCATTGTTATGTTCCCTATGGAAGCCTAGAAACAAAGGTAATTGAGCCTAATGCAGACGGTGTTGCAGGTCTGGCATACGGGCTAGTTTGTACGGGTAAATGCTCAATGTAAATACCGTCGGTTGCAGGGGAAGTATCGTACGCTTGATTAGTTGCCCAATACAACGCCATTGAATCTCCTGCTTCCAAAGAAAACACCACTTCCGAATAGGCGCAGACATAGCTAAATACTCCAGCGCTTTTACGAGCTGGCACAGTAAATATGGTCGTTGAGTTAGGTACGTCTACAAACCCAGAACCCGTGTCCACCCTTAGCCATACCGCAGCATCATGGGCAGAATTGTCTGTATTGGTAAGTTGAAGGCTGTACGTAATCTTGTATACACCAGAAACAATCGCTGTAGCCGTGCCAGGGGGATTTAAAGTAAACCCATTCCCACTATCTAACGTATTCCATGTAACGATTGTGGGGGTGTCTGAGGCAGTAGCAAGCTGGTCAGTATTATCAGAAGCGGCAATATACGGCAGGCTTAAAGTAGACCCGCCCGTACCCGACAGCAAAGCACCCATGCCGTTATCAATCTGGTTAAAGTACAGACGTAGGGCATTCGTAAGCTGGTCTATGTAACGCTGGTCATAAACAATCGGCGCAACCAGTAAATTGGGCGCTTTCGGGGGGCGTAGTGTAATTTCAGCCATTAACGACGTCCATCAGGACGAATATCAATTCGTGGACTACCAAGCTGCCAAGCCACCCCTAAGCCGTTTGACTCAATCCGAAAGCTCATCTGGCGAGCACGCAGGCGGGTATATACCTGACCATCAAACTGTTGCACCTCATACGTATTGCGGCTGGTGTAGTTCTGCGCACTTTGTACTCGTGGGTTATCTGCTGGACCGTAAGGGGTTCCTGAGTTTTCCCGTGGGCGCAGGGTCATCGTAACCGAGGGCTGGTTTACATTAGAGCCGTTAAACGTAATGTCTGGCAGGATGCGCCATACGAAGCCAAAGTTATGCCCGTCACCAATGTCAAAGTCAGACGACTGGATGTACGACTCAATCGGTACTGGGGTTAACCCTGATACGTCATCTACGTTGGCTTCGTGGAACAAAATCTTATTGCCCGCAGGGTAAGCAGCCATGGGGTACTGGCGTAAACCCGAGTCCAGCCAAGCCGTTCTGTTCATAGTGCCGTACGACCATACCCGCTCAAGGTAGTTGTAAATAATGTACTTGTCGACTGTGTTGCTGTTTTGTGAGCAGTAGAACCACCATACCTCGTTGTAGGACTCGTTTGAGCCCGCAAACACTTGGAACGCTTGGTCTTTATTAATATCGTCAAACACGAACTGCCACAGCGTACATGGCAAAGTTTCCACACGACCTGTGTATGAGAAAAACTTATCTGTACCCATCCAGTAAGTTACGTTGTTTACCGTAATTGAAGCGTTCGGTGACATGATGGAAATGTTGTCTTGCAACAACTGGAAGCCCCAGACGTAGGGTGGCCCTAGGTACTGCATAGAATAAATAGCCGCATCAGACCAAACTAGAATTTCCTGACGGGTTGACCGTGCGCACATAATGAATGAGCCGATGTTTAGGCGGTATTCACCCGACTGGTTAGTTGCAGCAGGCACCCAGTCAAATGGGTTCTCTTGGTCAGACCAGCGTACTAAAAGGGGGTCAAACTGATTATTAGCATTGAGTGGGTCGTATGGGTTAGCACCAAAACAGATAGCAAAACGCTGAATTGACGAGCCAATAATCTGGTTGGTTGTATTTGGTACAAACTGCCCAGCAAAGCCTGCGTTGGTTGAAGCGGTGTTAAGTAATAGCGCCCGTACGCTGGTGCCTGTAGTGGCATCCCAGTAGTAAACCGAACCGCCACGAGGGGCAATAAGCAGGTCTTCACCAAAGTTGTCGTTTGTCCAAAGGCGTAACTGCTGACCAATACCCACAGCCGCTGCAGTACCCCAGCCCCGTACAGGAGCCACAGGAGTTGAAACTATAACCGCACCGCCCGAAGCCGCAGTTGAAGTAGTTAGGTACGTAAAGCTGCCAATTACAGTCGATATTGTGTAGGTGTTTAGCCCAGTTACAGTGACTGGAAACGCCTTTTGCAGTACTAACCGGTTAATTCCACAAGGGTCTGCCGCAATACTCACAAAATAAACATAGTCACCAGTGGTTAAACCATGACCTGCCTGAGTAACCGTAAGGGTTGAAACGCCAATACCAGCAGCGGTAAACGGGTTTGTTAAGGGTGTGTTTACATAGGAAGGCCAAGTGCCTGCGCCCCAACCAGTTCCACGAATAAATACGTCCAAACCAGTATTAATCTGAAACGCCATCGTAATAGCTGTACCACCGCCAGTAGCAGTTGAAGTTGCATTGCTGGTTACGGTAAACGTAAAGGTATCTAGGTCAACGTACGTAATCTGATGCTCTTTGTTTAATTGCGCTGCGGTAATTCCGCCTACATCTACGGCACCCGATATGGTTACAAAGTCGCCTGTTAGCCCACCATAGTTTGCGTAGTTAATTGTGATGACGTTCGAACCGTTGGTGGTTGTAATAATGTTGTTTGTTGTCGGCGTAGAGGCAGTTGTAAACGTAGCCCGAATAGGCGTAATGTCGTTGTAGTCGCCGCCCTGCTCAATGTAGTATTTAAGGTTAGTGCCGACACCCAGTAAGTTAGCGCCGTTTAGAGTAACCCAGTTCCACATCGCACGGGCAATGCCTAAAAACGTGTCGTTAGATAAGCGAATCCAGCCGCCAATCTTCTCAGGGTAGCCAGAACGAAAACGCACCTTGTCGCAGTCAAAGTAACCGCCCTCGTTGCTGTAATCCGTTCCTTCGCGGTTAAGCCCTGGTCTGAACTGGAGTTTCTGTAATGGCATGGTTTACCCTAACATCTTGAGTGCTTCTTCTTTGACCTCGGCAACGCGCCTTGACCAGCCCTTACCAAAGGTTTCAAAGGTCTTAAGTGATTGTAAGAACTCTAACCGTTTAGCGCAATATAGTTCTACAAGGCGTGCTGGGTCTTCTTCCGCTTTCTTTACGGCAGCCATAGTAGCAGGGCCAAAACCACCGTCAGGAGTAGTCCCAACACACGACTGCAAAAACTTAATGGCGCGCCCGG